AAATCGCCACTCTGGACTACGAAACGCCTTTAGTGTTGCCATGCTCCAAGAAGGTATGGACTACAAGCAGCTCGCCCAAAATCACCAGCAAGCACAGCTAATAGAAGCCAGAAAAGCCAGTATTGCTGATGTTTGCCGGCTTTACGGCGTGCCACTATCAATGGTGTTTGAGTCTGGCGGCGAGTCGTACAAATCCGTAGAGCAACATACACTAAACTATTTAATGTTTGCAGTTATGCCTTGGCTAAAGCGCTGGGAGCAAGCAATGCACCGCGACCTGCTAAACCCCAGCGAAAAAAGCACTCACTTTATAGAGTTTAACTTTAACAGCCTGATCCGCGGCGACATGGACACGCGCTACAAGTCCTACGCGCTTGGCCGTCAGTGGGGCTGGTTATCAATCAACGATATACGACGCATGGAAAATCTACCGCCAGTTGAGGGGGGCAATATTTACCTCGCGCCACTAAACATGGTTGATAGTAAAAACATGGGCGTCCATGAGCAAATAAACGACGCCACTCCACAGCAAATAAAAGAGATTGAACTAATATGCCGCAAATAAACTACACACACATAGCGCAAATGGCCTTTAATCAGCCACTGCTTTGCACGTCGCATCTGGCAAACACGATAGAGTCATTCTTAACGCCCCGAATTTTAGGGCGCATTAGCGAAAACAGCACCCAGCCAGCACTTTCAGGCGAGCAGATAAGCGCCAAAGAGTCAGCGCCAATCCCCCTCGGCGACCCAGAAAAAGGCAATAAAATCGTTGTTATACCAGTGCATGGCATATTAGTACCGCGCCGAGGTGCAATAACCGAAGCGTGCGAAGAGATAATGAGCTACGAACTGCTACGCACTCAAGTTCAAAAAGCCCTAAGCGACGAATCAGTGCTAGAAATCGTGCTTGATATAAATAGCGGTGGCGGCACAGCGCAGGCAGCGTTTGAATGCGCTGATTTTATTTACAACTCTCGCAGTGTAAAGCCAATTCGCGCCATCATTAATTTTAACGCTTACTCAGGCGCTTACTTAATAGCGGCCGCGTGCACTGAGATTATTATTTCTGACACCGCAGGCGTCGGCTCGGTTGGCGTATATCAAAAGCGTTTAGACATGACTCAAGCGTACGAAGATGCCGGCTACAAAGTTCATACATTTCACCGCGGCGCTACCAAGGTGTATTTCCATCCCGACGTAGAGATGAGTGAAGAAGAGCGCACCCACACAGAAACAAACATAGAAAAAACATACCAAAAGTTCGTGAATGCGGTGGCTAAATACCGCGAAATAAGTATCGAGCAAGTGGCCGCCACCGAAGCCGACACATACGACGGCCAAGCGGCCATCGACCTAAAGCTCGCCGACCGCCTCGCCACACCGCAAGACGCCATAAGCCAAATTGCACAAGGCGCAATCCAGCGCTCAAGCGCTCCAGTAATAGGCCACCCAGCAGGCCGAACAATCAGAGCACAAGCAGCTGCAATAGCGCTTACAAAAATTATTTAAAATCGCTGCCACGCGGCAGAGTTCACCAATGAAGCCCGCATTTTGCGGGTTTTTTATAGCTAAAAAAGGTAAAAACTATGAATATCGCACAGTTAATCGAGGCGTGTAACTCTCGCCGCTTACAAATTAAAGAACTTGCCGCGATCGAGGCAAAAGACGGCTCACTAACGGCCGAACAGTTAACCCAGTTCGACACTATCAGCAAAGATCTTGCTGATCACGAAGCCCGCCTTGGTCGTGCAAAGGCAGCAGAAGCACTTGCAATTGAGCAGGCAACCCCTGTTGCAAGCCTTTCTGCACCGGCAATTCATGTTAAATCGCCAGCAGTTGACTACCCAGGCGCTAAAATCGCTCGCTTCGGCATGGCACTCGCAGCAGGTAAAGGCAATTTAGCCGACGCTGAAAAGTTTGCTAAAACAGAATTGCGCGATAACGACGTAGCAATGGCTGTTTCAACAGCCGCGGGCTCAGGCGGCGCACTTGTGCCTGAAAACCTAAGCTCAGACTTTATAGAGCTGCTACGCCCTAAAAGCATCGTTCGATCGCTTGGCGCTCGCGTTGTGCCGTTACCAAATGGTAACTTAACAATTCCACGCCACACAGGCGGTGCTATCTCTGGGTATAAAGCCGAAAACGAAGCGCGTAACGCTGACACGCAAACATTAGACGACGTTAAACTGTCAGCTAAAACGCAAATGACTATCGTGCCTATTTCTAACGAGCTAATAGGCAAGGCAGGCCGCAACGTAGAAAGTATTTTCTTAAACGACATGCTATCTGCTACGGCCACTCGCCAAGACAAAGCGTTTTTACGCGACGACGGCACCAACAACACGCCAATGGGCTTGCAAAAAACAGCCACCGATGCTGGCCGCCTGGTACCGTTTACTGGTGACAAAGCCGACATTAAAATTGTCGATGCATTTCTTGACAGCCTAGTGTTGTCGTTAGAAGAAAGCGACTCAGCAATGGTTACACCAGGCTGGGGCTTAGCACCAAGAACCGCCATGTTCTTATACGGCCTACGCGACGGTAATGGCAACAAGGTGTACCCAGAAATGGCGCAAGGCCTACTTAAGGGTTACCCGTTCGGTAAAACCACTAACATCCCAGTCAACCTTGGCGCGGGAACGTCGTTCTCAGAAATCTACTTCGCCGACTTCAACGACGTATTAATTGGTGAGTCTGACGACATGAGCATCGACTTTAGCCGCGAAGCAACCTACGCGAACGCGTCAGGCACTTTGGTTTCAGCGTACTCAAACCACCAAACAGTACTGCGCCTGGTTACAGGCAATGACATTGGTTTCCGTCACTTGGAAGGCCTAGTTGTAGGTACTGATATTTCGTTCTAAGCCCCGCTTAGCAAAGTCACCTATACCCCGCCAAGCGGGGTATTCAAGGAGAAAAACCATGGCTAAAAAAAACGCCAATACAGCAGTAAAGGCTAAGGCCGATACTGAAAATACAGCAGCAGAGCAACAAGCCAAAGCCGACGCTGAAAAACTAGCAGCAGAACAGCAAGCAAAAGCTGACGCTGAAAAACTAGCAGCAGAGCAACAAGCAAAAGCCGACGCTGAAAAACTAGCAGCAGAACAGCAAGCAAAAGCTGACGCTGAAAAACTAGCAGCAGAGCAAGCAGAAACCGACGCAGCGCTTAAAAAGTCTGCCGAAGAATCGGCAACCAAGCTCGAAGCACAGCTTAAAAAAGCCACCGACGATGGCGTTGTCGTTTTAAAGTTTCACGCCCCATACAAGGCGTGGCGCAATGGCGATATTGCAGGGTTTAATGAAGAAAAAGCAGCCCAAATTACAGGCTTAAAACCCACCGTTGCACTAGCGCTCAACTAAGTTCGTTCCTCAGCAACCAAAGCCCGCACTCTGCGGGCTTTTTTATGAGTAAATATAATGAATTTAATCACTTTAGAGCACGCCAAATCGCAGTTGGGCGTACTTGATGATACCGAAGATGCGCACATTCAACGCCTGATAAACGCCGCTATTGCCCGCGTTGAGTACGCCACATTGCGTGATATTTACGCCACCCGCACCGACGTACCAGAAACCGATCTCGACCCCATAGTGCTTGACGAACTCAAAGAGACGCATCACGCATCACTGCAGCAAGCCGCATTACTGGCGCTTAGCTCTCTTCACAGCATGCGCGAAGCAGACACAACCCAGGCATTAAAAGAAAATCCGGCATTTAACGCGCAACTAACCGGCTTTAAACGCGTATATATAGGTTAATTATGAACAGATTAACAGCAAGCCAAAAGCGCACCCGCGCCACGCTGATCAGCTTGGCATTGGTAAAGGGCCCTACTGGCAGTGTCGCTCAGCCAACTGCTATAGCTACCGTAAAAGGCAGCTACAAAAAGCAGCGAGGCGGTATTGTTAATCAACAAACTCTTGACGTAACCACAGCCCAAATAAGCTTTGCAGTTGACTATCGCCCAGCATTTATGGCCGCGCAACAAGTGCACATAAACGGTCAGGTATTTGAGGTAAAAGATACCACCAACGTCGATCTGCTAAACCACACAATCATATTCGACCTGGAGCTAGCAGAGCCGTGAAAACAACCACCGAAATTACCGGCCTTAAAGACCTGGACAAGCAGCTGGCTAAACTCGTAGGCGCAACACAGGGTAAAGTGCTTCGATCAGCCCTTAGAAAAGCAGCAAAGCCAGTGCAGGATGCAATGCAAACTGCTACAACCAGTAATTTTAGCGCCGATTCAGGGCAGTTATCAGAGTCAATTAAAATAAAAACGGCACTTAATAAAAAAGGCGCTCACAGCATTTACGATGCCGCCGCTTACGTGGGTGTTTACCCCAATAAAAAAGCACAAGGCAGTACCGGCAGCAGCCTACCTGCCCCCGTATATGCGTACTGGCTAGAAACAGGGGTTAAGCCCCACATTCTCAACCCGCAAGGCCTGAATAACTTAATGCACCCGGGGTTTGCCGGCAAACCATTCGTGCGTCCCGCCCTAATAAACAATGCCAGCAAAGTTATTGCCACCACCAAAAGCGAGCTGGCAAAAGGCATTGCCCGCGCCGTAAAAAGGCAGTCAAAATGATAAACGCCGCAGTCGCAGAAATAATCTACCAACTAGCACCGCACATATTTGAGCGAGAAGTACCCAGCGGTGCCACGCTGCCAGCGCTGTGCTATATGGGCGTTGGCGCTAACCCAGAAGATACACTGGACAACACGGGCTATCGGGCTGCGCGCTATCAAATCAGTGCTGTCGCTAAAAGCTCAGCCGATGCCGACGCACTGGCCAAGCAATTAAGGCTGCATCTAAAGCAATTAAAAGGCACTTTTGCAGGTGTAAAAATTGCGCTCATAAAAGAGCAAAATACCATACCCGATTTTAGCGGCGATCCCGACGTGTATCGCACAATAATCGACTTTAATTTTTATTACGGAGAGTAACCATGAGTGAATTAATGTTCCCAGAAGGCTCGCAGCTAAAAGTAAAACCTACTGGCGTTGGCGAGGCCATCACAGTAACCGGTTTCGATAGCGTTGGCGGCACAATAGGTAGCGAAGGCAAGTTAAATACCGACACCGTACTGTCAGATTTAGAAGTTCAGTACGGCAAGTCGGCTGTCAAAGATGGCGGCGAGCGCGAGCTTACTGGCCGCTGGATAAAAACCGACCCAGGCCAAGTTGAATTAAGCGTCGCCGCTGGTGACGGTCTACCTCGCGAAATGACTCTTCGAGTGGGGCTAGATGGCCCAGTTTGGACGTTTACTGCGGTATTTGCCTCGTTTGTAATGGCTGAGCTGGAAGCCGAAAAAGGCCTGCGATTTAAAGCAAAATTGGGCATTAATAACGATGGAGGCTTAGTTTAATGGCCACAATTAACAAAGCTAATTTTTTTGCCAAACTTGGCAAGCTACACCGTGAAAAAGTTACTCTAAAAGCCTTTGGTGACGTGTATGTAAAAGCGCTCACGATCAAAGAGCAAGAAGAGTTTGAAACCCTCGCAATGGACGACACTGGCAGCATGAAAACCGACATCTCAATCAAGTCGCTCATGGTCGTAAAGTCAGTAGAAGATGAGCAGGGTAATAAGCTGTTCACTATGGATGATATGGATCAACTGAGCACCATGCCCAGCGCCCCCATCAACAAATTGTTTTCGGTTTCTAGTCGGTTAAATAATATAACTGAAAAAGACATAGAAGAACTTAAGGGAAACTAAAAGCAGACGGCTGGCGGTGCTTCACAATTTCACTCGCACTGGAGTTGGGGCGCACCCCGTCTGAATTAAAGCGCCAAATAAACCACGCCGAACTTTGTGAAATTTACGCCTTTAAACAGCTGCAGCTTGACAGCTCAGGCAGCAAAAAAAACACCCCAATTACACTAAACGAACCCGACCTTGCTGAGTATATGTCGGCATGGGGAGCAACTAAAGCATGAGTACACTAGCAAGCTTAAATATTCAAATCGGCGGCAATAGTGCGTCACTGCGCAAAGAGCTAACAAAAGCCAGAAAAAGCGTAAGTAACTTTGCAGCCAACGCTCGCAGCAGCATGAATAAGTACGGCAAAGCAGGCGTTGTTGCCGGCGCGCTGGTAGTAGGCTCAATGCTCGCCATTTACAAGCAGCAAGCCTCCGTTATCGATCAAACAGCAAAATATGCAGATAGCATCGGCATAGGTACCGCCGCACTCACCGAACTTCGCCACGCCGCTGGTTTGTCTGGTGTAGCCACAAAAGACCTAGATAAAAGCCTAGAAAACATGACACGGCGCACCGCCGACGCTGCGTTTAAGGGAACAGGCCCGCTATCTGAAACACTAAAATCACTGCAAATCAACGCCAAAGACCTCAATCGACTTAAGCCAGATCAGCAGCTTGCAGTAATGGCTGATAAATTAAAAGGCATCGAAAGTCAGTCAGACCGAACCCGAATTGCATACGAGCTATTTGGCAAGTCGGGAACCGGCATGCTGAAAATGATAGAGGGCGGCAGCGAGGGCTTGGCGTCAATGCGCGACGAGGCGGTGCAGCTTGGCATTAGCCTTGATCGCATAGAGGCCAATAAAATAGAAATGGCTAACGACTCAATCGCCCGCGCAGAGTCAGTGTGGAGTAGCTTCAGCCAAAACCTAGCAACCGAGGCTGCACCCATTATTGGATCGCTAGCCGAGTTGTTTTTAGAAAATGCCAAGCAAGCCGGCGGCATGGGCAGCTACGCAACCGAAGCCGTAGGGGCAATGGTAAAAGGCGCAGGGTTTGTGGGTAACGCCTGGCGCGGAATACAGGTTATTTGGCAAGCTCTAAAAGTCAGCTTTAACGGCCTAAAGCTGTTAATGATGGAGGGCACGCAAACCGTAGTTAATACGCTTTCATCTATCGGTGAATACATATTCAAGGCGATCTTATCACCCCTGCAAACTGCACTTGATGCCGCTGGATACTTTAGTGACGACGCAAAAAAAATAGCAGAGCAACTGCGTGAAATGTCGACATTCGACCCGCCACAATTGTTCGACAGCGAAACGACAGCGAAGGCCTACGCCGACACAAAAGCATCAACCGCCGCCCTGCACGCATTAATGATGGAGCCAATCCCATCAGACAACCTAGATCAGTGGTACGCGAACGCCAAAGCGCGCTTCGACGAGCTAGCGCAAACATACGTCAGCACCATAAATTATAACGCTGGGCCCACAGGAAATGAACCCGACGATAGCGATGATGCAGAAGAGACAAAAAACCCGTATACATCGCAAATAGCACAGGCCCAAGAGTATTTCACGCTAAAGGCAATGATGCGTGAAAATGACTGGAGTCAAGAAAAAGCCCAGCTTGAGTTGCAGCTGCAGGAGTGGAAGTCAGCTAATGAGCAGCGAAAAATTAGCGATGAAGAATACCGACTACTTTCACAGCAAGCAACCGAGGAGTTTAACTCAAATGCGCTTGAGCAAAATCAAACTTTCATGGATCAACTGCGCGAGCAGGTAACGCAAACCTCGCAAGACTTCGATCTAATGTGGGGCAACACCTTTGACCGCTTTACTCAGGGTATAGGAGACTCAGTTGCCAATGCTGTAATGACTCAGCAAAGCTTCGCCGACTCAATGAAAAGCGTAATGCAAGGAGTTGTTAAATCCACTATTGCAGCACTGGTTGAAATGGGTGCTAAG